TCATTCACTCTTGATACCTCCGCGAAGCCGATCACTCAGAGCAGATACCAGCGATCCGAGCGAGTTGGCGGACAGCAGATGCCCGATTGCCGGCATCAGCAGATGCGAGGACGTGCTGAGGGGGAAGACCATCGCCCACAAGGGCAGGTTCTGCAGCAGGTCCGCTTTCAGAATTGCGGCGATTGAGAGACCAATGCCGGCGGCCAAGATCGCATGGATGATCGACCCAACGACATACCCGGCATTGAGCCTGGGGTTGTTGTTCTCTCTCAGGTACGTGGAGCACAGCGCCCCAGTGACTGCGGCGATGATCGACACGCCGTCGGGGATGGGTGCGCCGGCCGCCTGCAGCACGGCCGGCGGAAGTGCGGCGGACGCCGCGGGTCCGACTGTGCTGGCGATGGTGTGCGGGCTGATGTTCATGGGTTCGTTCTCAGGAGCAATTGCAGCACCCGAAACGAACCACTCTGCCCAGGATTTCCTACCGAGACCGCTTCAGCAAGAGCGTGCCAAGCGCCCCCATGCTCTTGCTCATGACGCGCGCCAGGCCACCGACCGCACGGATGATCGCGTCACCGCGATCGATCATGGCCATCGTCACCTTCCCTTCCGCTTCCTTGCGGCGCAGAAAGTCGCTGTACGCTCGCGAATCGAAGAAGTCTGACAGCGACGACATCGGCAGGGCCAGAGCCTGCGGATAGCTGGCTCCGCCGACGATGGCCATCGTTGCGGCAGACTCCTTCAGATCAACCGAAAAGCGATCGCGCTCTTTCTGGGATGCAGGGATCGCATCGAAATCGGGCCAGCGTCGAAACGCCTGCCCCCGGTTTCGGTCGAAACACCAGACCCTCGTCATCGGCCCACACGTCGAAGAAGTGCCGGACTGCGGCTGCGCCTTCAGAGAAGAAGGAGTCATGCAGCTCGACCCCTTGGGACAGTGGCATGCCGCTCATGCGATTGATCCGGTCGTTCACCCACTGGAAGCGCGCCACGTCGGTCATCGCGAGCAGATCAGGGTAGTCCTCCGACTCCATGCGGATCTGGCAGGCCATCATGCCTGCGATCCACTGCCGTCGAGAGGAACAGAACTTCTCCAGCATCTCGGCATGCACGCCCAGGAGCGGCCGGAACAGCACCGCCTCAGTGCCGATGTGGCCGATCTCCACTTCGTCGTGCAGGTAGTCGTCCCCGATCTCAAGGAAGTCGGCGAGTCGCCCAGCATTCACGGCTGGTTGGTCCTTCGGGGTGTCGCCACTCGACAGGGCGAAGTTCGGCCCGTCGGGCAGGATCACGGACAGGTAGTGGCACACCAGCAGGGCTCGCTCTTGGACCGTCATGGCCAACGGATCGATGGCTTTGCAGCCAGGCTGCCACTCCAACACGAACCGCAAGAACTGCGTCGTCGTTGCCTCGTGCGCGGCTGCACGCATACCGCACAGGGCGCCGCACTCTCCGATCGTCATTTCACGCATCCGGACATCGATCCGGGAGGTCTTCTTGGGGGGGAAGATCTTCATTACTTGAATCCGAATTTCTTGAGGTCGATTCGATCGATGGCGGTCAGACTGGAAATCGTCATCTGCACCGACGTGATGATGGTCTGACCGTTCTGGTCAATCGGGGAGTCGAGTGGCTTGCCGACGCGCTCAATGACCATCGGACAGAAATCCTTGCCCTTGTACCGCAGCCCGACGATGGAAGGCCCGACAGACGGGTAAATGGTGCGCATCACAGAATCAACAGATATCGATCCGCCTGCCGCCATCTGATTGAGTGCATTCGTGGCAATACCTGCAGCGGCCAGCTCTTCAGGGAATGCCCACGACATGAGCTGATTCACCGGCCGATCGACTTCTTTCCACGGATCCTTGAGGGCACGAAAGTGGGCCGTCAGAGAGATCGAGAGCGGAGGCGATCCGCTGTAGATCTGCGTCGAGTTGAGCTTGGTCATTGAAGACCGGCCGGTCATGCTGCTTAGCTGCTCCTGAGCGCCGCCAAGGACCGACTGAGACCCCGGCGCGACCTTCATGAGCGCGTTCAGAACGCTGTCTAGGCCGCCGACCTGGAGCAGGCTGGAGAACGTACTGAAGCGCGCATCCGGGGTCTGCTGCTCGAACGGGCTTGTCCAGTTGGCCGACTGTTCAAGGTTGGCATCAGAGATGGGGGCAGCGACAGCGAAGTCCCCGAACGGCTGGAAGCTGCGCGAGTCCCCTTGCGTCGTCATCTTGACCGGATAGATCAAGGCGATCAGGTAGGGGGAGAGTGCGCCCCATTCAGACGACAGGATTTTCACTGCGCCACCACCACATCACAGGCCCATGCTCGCGCGCATGCGGAGCGACTTGGCGCGGGCCATCTTCGCGCCAGAGCTGTGCGACTTGAGCTGCGCGCGACGAATCGCGACCTTCTGTGCGCTGCTGAGCTTGACGGATCCGGAGATGCGCCGGTTCACCATCAGCTTTCGCCCGCCGCGGATCACTGCCGTCTTCTTGTAGACGGCATCGAGCACCGCCACCGAATCGAGCATCGGCACCTGGTCGCCGGCATCGAACACATAGCCGTGCAGGTCATCCAGACCGTCCTCGGCAGCGAATTCGGCGGCCAGATACTCGTGGATTCGCTCGGCGGCGCCGATGTCGTCCTCGTTCAGCATGGCCAGGATGTCGGATTCGGCGACACCCTTGCGCTGCATGTAGTCGGCGGCCATGTGCAGGTGCGCCGTGGACACATCAGACTGATCCGTCGTCATCTCGGCGTCGATGTCGGGCGCCGAGATGCCCGCGAGGATACCGATCAGCAGGTCGATCAGCGTCTCACCGGGCGCGAGATCGGCCGGCGAGGTGGCTGCCCAGGCCTGCACTGCGCTCGCCGCGCCAAGCTTGAACTCGGCATCCGCGAACCCTGCGCTGTCGAGCACGGGGGTGGCGTCCGGCTGGGGGGCGGCCGGCGCCTTCTGTGCATCCAGCGCCTTCAGCGCGGCCAGCGTGGTCGGGCGGTGCGTCCGCTTCTTGGGGAGGAATTCCATGGTTTCTCCTTCTCCGGCCGCCTCTACGGCGGCCGGTTCGGTCATCAGCCGGTGATGGCCTGCTGCAGGAAGGCCTGACGGAGCGTGCCGTCGAAGCTGGTCGAGTAGTAGACGGCCATCTTCGTCTTCGGGCTGTCGCTGACAGGGGTGACGGTGACAGAGAACGTCGAGCCGCCCAGTCGGTTCGACGGCACCAGCCATTCAGCGGCGGTCGCGTTGGACAGGAAACGATCAGCGAAATCTTCCATGTCCTTGACGGCCTGCTTCATGCGCTTGTGGGTCAGCTGCGAGGCGTAGTCGGCGAGGGCGTTGTCGATGTGCGCGGACATCTCGCCGACGGCAATGAGACGCCGGTCAGAGGTGCGCGACTTGACCACGGTCAGGCAGTCGCCGAACTGGTAGCTGCCGCCACCAGTGTTGTAGAACAACACCGGATTGATGCCGCCGACCGCCAGGTCGGACTTCTCCGCATCCGAAACCGCCACGAGCTGCCGCAGCTGCTGGCGCGGCAGAGGGAACCGATGGCCGGCGATCGGCTGGTTCTTCGGGGCGAAGCCGTGTGAGTTGATCTGCGCATTGCGGGCGCAGCGCAGACCGACCTGCACCCCGGAAGTGCCCCAGACCTCCCGGTAGCCGTTGAACGGCTCATAGGCCTCGACAGGTGCCCAGTAGAAGCTGATCAGGTGCGCGGTGTCATCCTGGAAGCCCAGGCCCTGCACAAAGTCGATCGCCTCGCGGTAGGTCATCTTGCCGTTCACGTCACCGACCAACGGGATGTTCAGGGCGCGGGACGCTTCGCCCAGCTTGGCCAGCAGGATGACCGACTGCGTGCCGCCGGTCATCAGGATCCCGAACGGACGGCCAGACGCCGAGGTCAGCGACTTGATCGCTTCGGCGTAGGTCTCTTCGGTGTAGGCAGCCGTACCTTCGCTGAACAGTGCGAGCGTCTGGCTGGTCGCCCACAGATCCTTGCCGGTGGCACTGGAGCGGCCGTAGGCGTTGCCGTTCTCGGGACCGATGGCGGTGCCAGTGGCCACCGTCAGACGGTACAGCGGCGCCTGCCGCTCGATCACGTCAGGCAGATAGATCGAGTGGCCATAGTCGTCCTGCGCGCCCATCTGCAGCGAGCCGGTGAACGTGGTCACTTCGTTGTTGTTCAGCGGGTCGATCACACGCAGCGAGACCACCTGGTTCGGGGTCGATGCGCCGCTGATCGGCGTGCGATCGGCGTGCAGGCTCAGGACGACGCCGCTGTTCCAGCAGTGGCGATCATCGAGGTACAGGCTGAAGTTGACCGGCTCGACGGCGCTGACGCTGTACCAGATCGATCCATCGGGCGTGGCGGTCGGCGCAGTGGTGTAGCCGGTGCCGCCCTTCAGGTCGGTGAAGCCCGTGATTTCGCCGGCAGGGTTCGCGACGATCTTCGCCGACGCGCCAGTGCCAGGGCCGCTGAAGCTCACCAGCGTGCCGGTCTGGTAGTGCTTGCCTGCGGCAGTGATCTTCAGCTCGGAAACCGCGCCAGCCGTGACCACGGCGGACAGAGCGGCGCCACCGGGGATGCGCACGACAGCGAACGAGCGCGAAGCGTTCGGCGCAGCGATTCGACGAACGACAGCGCCACGGGTGCCCAGTTCCAGCGCTTCGCGCAGCTGGATACCGCACTCGTTCAGCGGGTTCGAGCGAATCGAGCCCGCCGGACCGAGAGCCTGCGACACCGTGTCGCGAGTCACGAAGATGGCTGAGTCGATCGGGCCGCGCTGAAAACGGCCGATCACACCAGCGATCTGGTCGGTGGCCGAGTTCTGCGCGCCCTCGGTCATGTCCACCGGGGGGGACAGTTGGACACCGGGCTCATTGCCCAGCGAGCGAACGAAGGATTGGAAAGTGGTCACAGATCACTCCTGATCGGGAAAGCCGACGAAGCTGATGGCGCTCGCGGCGAGACAGATGGTTCGGGCCGCACGAGTGACGGCCTCACGGACATGGCGCGCGTGTTCGGCATCGAACAGGACCATCTCGACAGACGAAGCAGCCGGGACAAACATCCCGGTTGACTGGTCGCTGATCGGGAAAGCGCTGTCGTTGCGGATCTGCACCGTGATGGGCCACACAGAAGGCATGGCCACGGGAACGGCGATGTCGCCCGCGGGGGAGGAACTCGCCTCAGGCGGTGGATCGGTCTGAGTGACATCAGGCACCACAGCAGCAGCCGCAGCCGCGGCGGCTGCTGCGGCTGCTTGCGCTGCGACTGCGGACCGACGAGGGGTTGCAGTCGCCACGGTCACTTGATGCCCTTGATCGTCATCAGGGCAGCACCATGCGCGGAGCGGTAGTGCGGGTTCACGCGGGTGAATTCGCGCGAGTACATGCCCAAGTTGGAATTGAAGTCGGCGTTGGTGGCCAGGCTCAGCAGCGTCGGCGGAACGGCGTCACCCAGGACGATCGGCGAGCGACCCGGCTGCGAGCCACGACCGATGAGCAGCATTTCGTGCTCGCCGACGGCCGAATCGGAGCGCAGGATGTTCTCGCCGTCCGGCAGGAAATACAGATCGATCAGGTCGAACAGGCGGCCCAGGCGGTAGACACCGGGACGCGGGCGGACACCGGACGGCACGAACATCTCGCGCGGCAGCGACAGGAACTCGCTCGCCAGCCGGCGGCCGACGTAGGCCACTTCGACGGACGCATCGGCAGTCTTCTCGACGACGATCTGGAGCACGGCCGACAGCGCCGGCAGGAAGTCCTGCCAGATCTGCCAGTGCAGCAGCGCACTGTTCCGGCTGGCGAGATCCAGGTCATGCGACACGCTGGTGTTCTTGGCCAGCCGGCGAGCCATGCGGAGCGCCTCGAAGTGACGTTCCATGCTCAGCTGAGTCCGGACCGCTTGCAGCGCCTGAGACTGGCCGTCGATCGACAGTTCACGCTGCAGCTGCGTCATGAAGTCGATCGTCGTGGACGTGGTGATGCGGTTCGGGTTCGCGTACATCGAGAAGGTCTCGACCTCGATGCCGACCCGCGGAGTCAGTGCCGGAGCGCGCTCGTAGTCGATGTACGCCTGAGCGACGACCTCCGAGCCCTCCGGCAGTGCCGGGCTGATGCTGTTGATCGTCACCAGACCACGGCTCGGCTCCGACTTGGCGTTGATGCTGTATTCCGTGCCATTGATGGTCACGGCCCCGGCGATCGGCGAGGTCTCTCCCGACGGGTTCGGGCGCTCTTCGGCCGCCACCAGACCGTTGATGTAGACGATGGTGCGACCACGCAGGATCGGCGGCACGACCAGGCCGTCGGTCTGCACGCAGAAGCCGTCGCGATCGACGATCGACGTGACTTTCTGCGTCTGGGGGGCAGAGAAGTCGCCCCCGAACTTCATCCATCGCGAGGACGACGCGAACGGCTTGCCGGCCAGGCCACCGTTCAGGCTGTCGTTGGCCTTGTAGCCGCCGTGGGTCGATGCAGCGATGTGCGACAGGATGTGGAGCCGGGCCTCGTTCGACGAGATGTCGGTCGCCAGGTAGGAGCCGAACGGAATCGCAGTCTCGAAAAGCTGCTCGATGGCCAGCAAGGCACGGTTGGCGTTGATGCTGTTCGCGGCGTGGTGGTCCGAGCCACCAACGCTGTCCATGACCGAGCGCGGAATGCCGTCGTTCGTGTAGTCATGGCGAGCCGAATCGGCCTGCTGCATCGCGGCCAGCAGCAGGTCGGGGGACGGGGCGACACCATGGGCATCGGTGTAGCGCTCGATGCCGTCGGCCACGCTGTCGAACAGCTTGTCGGCCCAGGCGACGCCATCGCTGTCGGCGCCGGGGAGGCTGTCTGCCAGGCTGGCCATCGAGTCGGGCACGTTCGAGCCGAGCAGCTCTCGGAAGCGCGTGCCGCGGCTGCTTTCGCCCGCCGGGATGTGATCGACGGCATCGAGCACGACGACCGCATCTTGCGTGGACTTGAACGGGAACTCGTCGCGGGAATAGGGGCGGCGTTTCGTGGGCATGTGGAATCTCCTGTTGGCCGGCCTCTACGCCGGTTCGATCAGGATTTTTTGCCCCGAAAATCACCCCATCGGCGCCGTTTTCCAATGCCACAGATCACGCGGGACGCAGGGACTCCAGGCGTGCCTCTTTCTGGCTCACCAGATCCTTGAGTTCGTCTCGTCGGCTCGTCAGCGAGACAATCAGATTGGTCCGTGCCGTGCGCGATGCGGGCGGGACGACCACGCCGGCTGTGTCCGCGAGCTGCTTCTTCACGAAGCGGGCACGGCCAGCGACCAGGCGAGCACCGATCTCTTTCGCAGCGGCATCCGAGTCGTGCGCATTGAAGACTGGGATGCGCGATCCGTTGATGCGCACCTCGAACGCATCGCCAGTGGGCTTCACCAGCAGTTCGACCCGCTGGCCGTCCTGCATCACCAGGCAGACAGTTCGGTACTCGACGCCTGCGCGGCGCTGCGTGGCGCTATCGAACGTGGCAGCGGCGACTGGCGCACCGGCCTGCCCGAGTGCCTTGGAAATTGCCTTGATGGCGGGATCGCTGGGCTTCGGGGATTGGTACTTGAACAGCAGGTTCATCGGGGTTCTCCTTGCCGAGAATCATCCCCCCGCAGATGCTGGAAATCCCGCTGGCTTTCCGGCCCTCACCCGCCGATGAAGACATTCGATGATCCCTGTGCTGAGACACTGCCGCAGCTCACGGCATCACCGATCCTGACGGCCGGCATGCCATTGATGAGCACCGAGCTGCTGCCAGTGGCGGCGTTTCCGGCATGGCACTTTTTCGGCGAGCAGTGGACACCGTAGGCATCGCCCTGCCGACCAGCGGGACGGCCATTGATCAGCACATCGCCACTGCCGGCGATGATCGGCCTCGGGGGAAAAGGTCCGTGTCCTGAGCACAGATCTCCGAGTCGAGTGGCGGCAGGCATCAGCTCTTCCTTCGCGAGTTCACGGCCGCCACGAGGGCGTCCCTGTTGATCGAATAGTCCTTCTGCAAGCCGAACCTGTACGTCCGGCGCTCAGATCCGACGAAACCCCCTCCGTTCGGAGCCCACTCATCCGCTTCGATCGTGATCGTGTAGGCAGGAAGGTATGAGGTGTCAGCGTGGTAGCTGATGACTTCTTCGGCTTCAGGGGGGATGCCATCGAAGTCTTCGGCACGGGTCAGCTCACCGCCCTGAATGCGCTGGTAGGACAGCTCGATGATCGGCACACTCGCGCCGATCAGGACGGCAGCACGAGGCAGCTCCAGCACCAGGCGAACAGCAGCCGCCGGGATGTCGCTGGAGATGGTGACGGCCAGTCCGTCCGGCAATGGCGGGTCGATGTCCACGATCCTGACCAGCACCTTTCCCGGTTCAGGCTCTCCTTCAGGGGCGATCACCGTGATCGTGTCCATGGTTCCGGATGCTGCACGCGGATACTGAAACCACACCGTCTCGTCGAGCACGTCCGACTGACCGTCCGTGCTCTCAACGCGCCATGTCAGCATCAGTTCAGCCTGATCGTTGCACCGTTGATCTTCACGCCGCCGCTGTCGATCGATATGGACGATCCACCAGCTTCCAGCTTGATCGACGATCCGGTGACGGTGACTGCCGAAGAGCCGACACTGGCGCGGATCCGCGATGCGGCGGCGACCTCGATGTCATCGCCGCCACCGCTGATCCGCACCTTCCCCTTCGGGGTCACGAGCTGCAGCACATCGTCTGCCAGCACCTCAACATTCTGGTGGTGCCAGCGGCGCCACTGCAGCCTGTTGCCGACATTCTTGGCCCGATACCCCACGATGACGGGGAACCGCTGATCTCCACACTCGAACTCTATCCAGACGCGATCGCCAGGAAGAATTTCGATCTCCGTCTTCTCGGAAACATCTCCGATCGACTGCATGATCTGGGCGAGCAACATTTCGGTAGCGCCGTCCGTCATGCCGGGGATCTCGACGCGGCACTCTCGCGAATCGGCCAGGTACTCGCGCACCACGCCGGGTATCAATCCATCGATCCTGTTCATGCTGCCACCTGAGCCAGCCAGAGCGTTGAAGCCTGCACAGAGTCAGTGCCGTCGCCACCAGTCTCGAATGCGTGCGCAGCGGTCAGCACGAAGTACCTCGTCCCCGCGAGCGTGATGCAGTGCCCTGCGTTGATGTGAGGTGCGAACCCCGACATCACTCTGCGACGGGTGATCGGCACGGATCGCATGTTGTTCAGGATGTCCATGCTGGCACGCGGCCGGTACGCGATACCTCGCGCGCTGTCGGTCCGACCTTGCAGGAACTCCCCTGTGCGATCAGTCGAGAACACCGAAGGGACAAACTGCCGCTCCAGCAGGTTCGACGAAATCTGCTCAGCCGAGTCCTCCCTCATCTCAACGACCGGCGCCTGGGCAAGCATCTCGGGCAAGCGCCGAAACGCGATCTGGCCAGAATCCGTCACCACGATCGAGCCGGCGGCCTCAACCAATGACTTCGCAAGCTCGAAGCTGGGCGTGAGCCCCTTCATGCAGACGAAGATCGGCAGCGTGAAGTCGGATTCGATCCGCACCCGCGCACCGCACGCTCGGTAGACATCGCCCAGCGTTGCACCGTACCTGATCACAGCACGCTGCAGCGGGTCAGCGATCGGTGCGCACGAGGCGAGCAGCCCGATGTATGCGCGAGTGCCCGTGTTGCGCATGGACTGGTCATAGCCGTCATCCGTGTGCCCGCCGCGGCGCACCAGCAGAAACTCGTGCTGATCCCGCCCCACCTTGCAGATGGCGCCCTCGCGCAGCGGCTTGGTCTCAGCAACATCCCGAACCTCAAGCTCCACGGTCAACGGGATAGGGGTCAGGTCGGACCGAAGGACCACACGGACCAGCAGGTCCGACCTGATTGGGCGTTTCGCACCCTCCGGGATCACGATCATTCGATGATCACAATGTCAGCCGAGAAGGCCATGGCCGGCAGGCGCTCAAGGTATTCGGCGATGCCGCCCTCAACCTCCGCGACGGACCGGCCGAACGACTCGATGCCACCCGCGCCAGCGGCGCTGATGAGCATCGCGTTGTCCTTCTCGCAGTACAGCTCGAAGAGCGGCCGGATGATCGACCACTCGTCGTTCGTGATCTCAGTGGCTCCGTCGATCTCGACCAAGCTGATGCCAGGCGACAGCGACAGCTCGCCGTAGGCGCAGAACTGGCGCGTGGCCCGCACTGCACAGTCGAGAGCGCCTGCATCAGACAGCATCAGGCCCGAGGCACCTCGGGTCTGGATGAACTCGGCAGAGAGGTCGGAGATCCGCATCACGAGCCGTCGGTGACAGCGCCGACGACGCGCTTGCCGAAGTAGTGGAAGTGCATGGTGCCGCTGACCTGGACGATCTGCGCACGGTTCTCCCAGTCGCGATCCATGTTTTCGGGGATCCAGATGCATTCACGGATCTCGTGGAAGCTGCGGAAGTTATCCACGGTGCCCTCGTACACCGTGGCATCGAAGTAGCCCCACTTCGGACCGCCGATGACCTTCTCCATGAAGCGCTGGACGTGCCCGCCCGTGGTCTCCAGCATGGTCATCTGGCCGCTCTGCACGATCTTCCGCTGTTGGGGCTGGACCAGCTCAGCGCCGAGTGGCGTCGGCACCGGGATCTCGCCGTAGATCGTCGCGACGGGCCACGGGAACTGCTTGATGAGCAGCCGGATTTCCTCGTGGCCCTTGATGACGATCATGCCGTCGGACGCGACGATCTTCTCTCCCAGAGCGCGCACCGAATCGTAGGTCGCCTCCAGATACTTACCCGAATTCACGGACATTGCTCACCTCATGGTGTGGTTTGTGGTGCGATCAGTGTCCGAGCCAGATTGCAGGCGCGCTGGTGCGTTTTCCGTGGTCAACGGGTGGCCATGCCAAGCCCGCCGGACGCGATGTGCGCCAGGTTCCTGTCGGGAATGTCTTGCGTGATGATCGGGCGTGCCGATGGCGCAGTCTGGCGAGAGTCGATCAGCTTGACCTCAGGGACTTCAACCTTCGGCGCTTCTCCGATGCGTGGCGGCGCAGATGCCGCCCCGAAGCTCGCGACCGACCGCGACGGCGGAGCGATGACTGGCGGCCGAGCCACCGCCACCCCAGGCAACTGAGGAAGCGTTGCTGCGCCCGACGCTACTGCGGTGCCGGGGGCACCTGTCGCCCCGGATGCGCCAGGCGCCCCCGTGGCGCCGGGCACGCCGACTGCAGGGGCGCCAGCCATCCCAGGCGCGCTGGATGTGCTCGGCGTCTGGTGCACGCTTCCTGCCTGAGGCGACTTCGCGATGCTGGGGGAGGCCGGCGCGGCGAACTTCGCGGCCTTCCGCGCATCATCGGCGTACACGTCCCCGTCTCGCATCACCGAACCCATCTTCCGGTAAGCCGCCATGGCTGGGCCAGACCCATTCCCGTACAGCTGCGAGTTACCGGCAATCACCGATTCGATCCGCGCTTGCTCCTTGGGCGTGATCGAGCGGCCACCGATCAGCGCATCTCGGACACTGACATTGGGATTGGACTTGACCGCCTGCAGCAGCCTGCGTCCATCGCCTTCGCCCAGGTTGTGCAGGGCGTAGACGTTTGCAGCATCGTCGTCCCCGCCAATTGACCGGCCAAGAGCGACGTTCTTCGCCGTGAATTCAGCCAGCATGGCCGCCTGAATCTTCGGATCAGATCGGTACTTGGCGGCTTGCTCATCCGTCAGCTTCCCTGCGTTGGCAATCCCGTACTTGGCGCCATGCTTGTTGATGGAGTCGGTCCACGTCGCTTTGGTGAACTGACCCAGCCCGTGCGCAGAGGACATGGCCATTCTGCCGTCATGCTGGCGAACCGTATTCAAGCTGGCGCGTTTCGCCCCTGCGATAGGCGCAGCGTTCGTATCGAAGCCAGATTCAAAGCGCGCGATCTGCGCCAAGGTTCCTGGATCAACTCCAGCAGCCCCAGCAGCTTGGACGAGCGAGTCCTTGACGGCCAGCCAGCGCCCTCGAACAGTCAGGTCTTTGACCGAATCGAGGCCAGACCGGATCACATCCTGAACAGGCTGTGGCGCCATCCTTGCGGCCTGACGCGCGACATCAGCTGCACCGCTGGCAGCATCTCGGATCGGGCTCGGCAGACGGCCTGCGCCGTCCGCGACAGCCGCGGCACCACGGGCAACAGTGTCACGCGCGCGGCCAGCGACATCAGCGACACGCTCCGGTATCCCAGCCTTCTCGATCGCCTCGCCAACCTTCTCGCCGATCTTCTCTCCACCGAGGGCACCAATCGCGCCGCCAGCCAGTCCGCCGACGAGCGCACCAGGCGGTCCTGCGATCGACCCCAGAGCGGCACCGGCCGAAGCACCTGCCAATCCACCTGCAAGCCCACCTGAGGCCTTGCCGACCTTACCGCCAACCGTCTCACCAGGAGCGACCTCATCCGTGAGGGCATCGGCGATGCCAGCGACTCCAAGCAGTGCGGCGAGACCAGGAATTCGCTTCGCCAATGCCTTGATGCCGCCGCCCACGCCAGCAGGGATACCACCCGGAATGAGCTTTGACAGCCCCCCTGCCCCGGCCCCAGATCCACCGGCCGCCGCCCCAGCGATCGTTGGCTTCTTGAGGATGTCCTTCAGGACTTCGATGATCTGCCGGTTCGCCTGCCGGCCTTCCTTTCGCATGCCTGCGACATCACCCGCGGACTGTCTCACGCTCTTTGTGGACAACCGCTGCAACAGCGACTTCTTGTCACTCGCAGGAGCGCCGAGAGCGTCGCCCAGCGCTGACACCGCCAGAGGGGACGCGATCTGACTGCGCCCAACGATGTCAGCAGATGCCGCTGGGATAGCGCCTCGCGGCCTGACTGGCTTCGATGGCTTGGCCCAGGCGGCAGGTGCAGCCAGCGCGGCCGGCGTGGCCAGCGCGGCCGGCGCGGCGGGCGTGGCCAGCG